CGAGCGGCCGCGACACTTCCTCACCACGCGTGTAGGGCACGACGCAGAAGGTGCAGTACTTCGAGCAGCCTTCCATGATCGACACGAAGGCGCTCGCACCTTCCACACGTGCGGGTGGCAGGCTGTCGAACTTCTCGATTTCCGGGAATGAGATATCGACCTGCGAGCGCCCGCTGCGTCGCCGCTCGGCGATCAGCGCCGGCAGGCGATGCAAGGTCTGCGGACCGAACACGAGATCGACGTAAGGCGCGCGCGCGACGATCGCGTCGCCCTCCTGACTCGCCACACAGCCGCCCACGCCGATGATGAGCTCGGGCCGCGCGCGTTTGAGGTGCTTGACCCGCCCCAGGTCGTGAAACACCTTCTCCTGCGCCTTCTCGCGCACCGAGCAGGTGTTGAACAGGATCACGTCGGCCTCTTCGGGGTTGTCGGTCTTTTCCAGCCCTTCGGCGGCGCCGAGCACGTCGGCCATCTTGGCCGAGTCGTACTCGTTCATCTGGCAGCCGAAGGTGCGGATATACAGTTTCTTCATGCGGTGCTCGTCTTTTGGTTGACGCTGTCGTCGTCGAGCCATTATATTAGCAGGCTTGTTGGTGATGTAGCTCAGACGGTTAGAGCGACGGATTCATAACCCGTAGGTCGGCAGTTCGATTCTGCCCATCACCACCACGGCCCTTTGAAAGCCGCTGATCCGCGAGGTTCAGCGGCTTTTTCGTGCCTTGGCTTGCAACGCGATCGGCTATGATCACCCGGATCAACGCTGGCCGCGACACGGTGGTCGCCTGCGAACACCGTGGCCTGCTTGTGCCCAGGTGACGGTATTGGCACGAGGCGGGAATTCGCGGGAATCCCAGGGAATCCGTGGGAAAGCGACGAGTTCGACGGTCGCCGCGTTTGCAGCGCGGAGACCCCGCGAGTGCCCCCAGTTTGCGCAAGTAATGGCATAGAGCCAGCACGCGGCTAGCGCCCATATGAGCGCGGCGGCGTCCATATCGTTGGCCGCTCGCTCCTGGTGCCGGCGGATCATACCAGCTGCGGCGACCACGAAAGCAACCTCGAGGCGATCGCGGCGACGATTGCCGTCCGTCGAGCCCTCCTTTTCCTGCTGCAGGCGCGCCCACAGGGCGCACCAAGCCTGCAGCTGATCGTCATCTTTTCCCATGGCGGGCAGTATAGCGACCGCATACGCCCGTCACTTGACATGGCTCAGGAAGCCTTCGCGCCGCCCTCCCCGACACCCGTCGCGGTGATGAGGCCTTCCTCGATCGCCCTGCGGTAGAACTCGACGGCCTGCCGTGCGATGTACTCGGCCGACACGTCGCGGCCGCGCGTGGCTTCCACGACGCCTTGGATCATCCCGCGCATGGCTGCGTCGTTAAGGATCAGGCCTTCGGGGCGAGTCGCCTGCAGGCGCGCTTCGATTTCGGCCACCCGCGCCTGCAGGGCGTCGCGCTCGGCCTGCGCCTGGTCGAGCCGCGCTCGCGCCTCCTCAAGCTCGTGCGCCTGGTGCTGCAGCTCCTCGAGGAGCACCGGACCGTCGCCGGTCAGCAGCCAGTTAGCGTTGATACCAGCGCGGATAAACCCCTCGATTGCTTCCGCCCCTGGCCGCCGATCGTCACCTTCGTACTTCTTGTAGGTGGCCAATGGTATCCCTGCTGCTGCGGAAACCTCCTCTTGAGTCTTCTCGAGAGCGGCCCGTGCAGACCGCAAACGTCCGCCGATGCTCATTCCGCACTTCCGGGGTGACGACACCAAGAAAGTGCCGAAGCGGAAGCGCGGAACGCAAGGCCGTTCCGCACTTCGTGCATTCCATTGAATTCTAAGAAATTTTCATCATAAGTTCCCATTCGGGACTGCTCCTGAAGTGCAGAACGACTATCGGGGCCTTAGCGGCGTTGACATAGTCCCCAATTGGGGTTCTAATTCACCCATCGCAACCCGACCAAGAGGCGAAAAGGATGAACGCAGCACCCGTTAAAAAAGCCAGCCAAGAGGACTGGCACCCTGCCGACGTCGTAGCAGCGCTGCATAAGCGCGGCATCACGCTGCGCGCGCTGGCCGAGATGCACGGGCTGAAGGGTTCATCGGGCATTTCGGCCGCGCTGGTGCGCAGCCTGCCGCTGACCGAGAAGCGCATTGCCAATGCGCTGGACCTGCACCCGAAGGACATCTGGCCGAGCCGGTACAACGCGGACGGCAGCCCGAAGCCGCGGGGTATTCGCGGCCTGCGGGCACAAGGCAAGTCTACTCGCGTTACTGGCGCGCGCAATGCCGACGTACGGGCGGCAGCGTAGACACGCGCCAGCTGACACCACCCAGACACCCCGCACCAGGACCCCGCGCGATGCCCGACGAGTACTTCGAGCTCCCCACACAGCACACACAGGAGGTGCCCATGAGACGCGATGCGATGACCCTCGACCTGTTCGAGGTCCCCCAGCCGCTGCCGGCGCTGGAAGGGACCCACGACTTCCGTGCCCACGTGGCCGGCCTGGTGGCCGATCTGCTCGAGCAGGCCGCCGCGGGCGGCATGAAGCGCCACCAGGTGGCGGCCGAAGTGTCGCGCCTGACCGGCAAGGAACTGAGCAAGGCGATGCTGGATAACTACACCAGCCTCGCGCACGACACCTACAACATTCCGCTGTGGCGCGTGCCGGCGCTGGAGTCAGTGTGCAATGCGCACGTGCTGACGCAGTGGCTGGTCGGCACGCGCGGCGGAAAGCTGCTGGTCGGCCGAGAGGCGTTGAACGCCGAGCTCGGCCGGCTGGAGCGGGCGCGCGACGAGGCGGCGCGCAAGATCAAGCAGCTCAAGCACGTGATGGGAGAGCAGGGATGAGCCTGCGCCTACCCGCGATTGCGCTCGTACTCGTGCAGCGCATCCAGCAGTCGATCGAACTTCTCCGGCATCGCGCTGTAGCTGCGTGCCGTCGTGAGAAGACTGGCGAGATGCGTGACGGGGACGTCGCCGCTGGCTTGCATCCGAGCAAAGCTGTGACCGAGACGGTCGATGATCATCGCATGCGTCACGTCGACGAGTTCATCGAACGCGCGCAGATTCTGCTCGCGTTTTTGCGAAAGGTCGAAGACGCGAATGAGCGTCAGTGCCAGGGCCAGTGCAGCCAGGGTTGCAGCAGCCGGCCATGCCCAGTTGGGGGATCCCGGAACAAGGCTTGCGAACCATGCAAGACCGGTGGCGATGCTGAACACGTTGCTCAACCCATTGATGAGCTTCGCGTGCGCGTCATAGAAGGCGTGAAGGCGGCGTGCGTGGAGTTTCTGGACGGAGCTTTTCATGAGGGTTCATCCAAGAGGTTGAATGGGATGCAAGCTGGTAGCCTGCGCCATTCTAACGGCATGAACCCTCGCCAATTCAAGAGGGGAGCACGGGCATGAGCAAGCTCGTGACACTGGCCGAGATCGCCGCGGCGCTGGGTGTGAGCAAGAGCGCCGCAGAAAAGCGCGCGGTGCGCGAGTCGTGGCCCTACACCGAAGAGTCCGTCCGCGGCGGCCTCCGCCGACAATACGACTCCGACACGCTGCCCACGCGGGTCCGGAAAGCCGTCAAGGACCACGCCCTGAAGGCCGCGGCGGCCACCATCGGCGCGACCTTGCCGGCGGCCCCCGCGCCCGTCGCGCCGCCGGCGAGCCTGCCGGCGCCGCTCGATCCGCAAACCGAGGAGCAGCGCACCCGCCGCGATTGCCGCGAGGCGGTGCTGCGCGAGCTCGCCCGCCTGCAGGCCGAGGCCGGCTGCTCGCAGGAAACCGCCATGACGACGCTGCTGACCAATGCCCGCGCCCGCAACTGCGCGCCGCACATCGTGAAGGCACTGCAGCTCGCCCGCGATCGGCGCGGCCGGCGCGGTCCCGGCCATGACGGCTTTCCCAGCGTGCGCTCGCTCAAGCGCTGGCTCGGCGCCGACGATCTGACCCCGCGCGTGCGCCAGCAGGACATGGCGGCGCAGCCCTGGCACATGCTGGCGATCGCGCTGTCGCAGCGGCCGCAGGGCAGCATTCGCAAGTGGCTGCACGAGCAGATCGTCGAACAGTGGGATCCAGCATGGGGCGAGGCCCCGCCGAGCTATGACGCGGTGTGCCGCTTCCTGCGCGAGAAGGCGAGCCGCATCGACCCGCTGGTCGGCCGGCACACGGGCTCGGCGCTCAAGGCACACCGCTTCTACCGCAGCCGCCGGACCTCACACCTCGAGCCCTTCTTCGAGGTGCATGCGGACGGCTGGGCCACGCACTTCACCGCGCCGCACCCGGTCACCGGCGAGTTCGTCACCTACGAGGTGTGGCACTTCCACTGCATCCGCACGCGCTACGTGCCGCCGTTCTCGGTGGGCCTGTCGGAGAGCTTCGAGGTGATCGCCAAGGGCCTGGAGAACTGCATCCGCGTGGGCGGCGTGCCGGCGATCCTGCAGACCGACTCGACCGGCTCGGTGAAGAACGACCGCTTCGAGTTCGACCCGGTCACCTCGATCGGCGAGCGCGCCGGCCTGACCGTCGTACATCCGCAGGAGGTCGGCAACAGCCAGGCCAACGGCATCCCGGAGAACTTCAACACATGGCTCGACCGCGAGTCGCGCGAGCTCGCCACGTATCAGGGCGCGGGCATGGACAGCCTGAGTCTGAAGCGGGTCAAGAAAATTACCGCCAAGATGGCCAAGGCCGCGACCACCGATGAGCGCGCCCGCTTGCGCGCCGAGGCCATGCGCATGGGCAAGGGGCTGGTGTTCGACTCGCACGCCGAGGCGCTCGCCTGGCTGGAAGCGAAGCGCCAAAAGTGGAACGACAAGCCGCACAGCGCGCTGGCCAAGCTGCGCGACCCGCAGACCGGGCGGCTGCGCCACCTGAGCCCGAACGAGGCGCTCGAAGCCGCCCGTGCGGCCGGCTGGGAGCCGGTGATGCTGGACGAAGCGAGCCTCATCGACCTGTTCCGCCCGCACGTGAGAAAGACCGTGCGCCGCGGCTGCGTGAGCCCCTTCGCCCGTCAGCGCTACGGCGCGCCCGAGCTCGAGCACTGGAACGGCGAAGAGGTGCAAGTCGCCTTCGACATCATGGACTGGCGCACCGTCTGGGTGAAGGACATGCAAGGGCGATTGATCGGGGAATACCCGCTCGTCGAGGCCCAGGGCCGCGCCGAGAGCTTCTACGAGTACGTCACCGAGAAGCGCGCCCGCGCCCAGGTGCGCCGCAAGGAAAACCAGATCACGCAGATCGAGGAGCGTATGGCGCCGGCCGCACTGGAGGCCCCGGTCGCCCCGGCGATCGACATCGCGATGCAGCTCTACGGCGACCAGGTCGAAGCCGAGCCGGTGGCGTTACCGCAGGCGACACCGGCGGCGCGGGATGCGCGCGCAGTAACGCCGGCCGCGACCGGCGGTAAGCGCCGGCACGACGACATCACCGACATTGCGATGTACCTGTACGGGGATCAGCTCGACGAGGAAGGCGAGCGGGAACGGGACGATTTTGAGGCGGCCGTCGGGTGAGTTGCCGCTCACCCGAGGCCAGAACGATGCAGCAGAGCTATTGCACAAGGGAGTGTACCGCATGAGACGAGAGTTCGTAAAAACCGACAACGCCAAGCGCTTTCGCGCCGGCATCGCCATGCTCGAAGCGCGCGGCGCCATGGAGGCCGGCTGGATGCTGGTGATCGGCCGCCCCGGCGAAGGCAAGACCACCACGCTGCACAACTGGGCCGCAGAGGCCGGCGCGGTGATGCTGACCGCGCAAGAGGGCTGGACGCCGAGCCGCATGCTCACCGAGCTCGCCGAGAAGCTCGGCATCGAGCCGGTGCGCGGCTTCGAGCGCAAGATCGAGGAGACCATCGCCGGCGAAGAGATCCCCATCGTGCTCGACGAGAGCGCCTTCGCCCTGCACAACTCGGCCGCCTGCCTCGAGCGGCTGCGCGGCATCACCGACAAGAGCTGCACGCTGATGGTGATGGCGGCGATGGAGCAAGACCGCCCGAAGTTCGCGCGGCGCATGCAGATCGCCAGCCGCATCAGCTATGTGTGCGACTTCCACAAGAGCAGCCTGGATGACGTCGGCGCCGCGTGCCGCCAGCTCGCCGAGGTCGACATTGTCGACGACCTGGTCGAGCGCATCCACCGCGACACCGACGCGCGCATGCGCCTGGTGATGACCGCCATCAACCGCGTCGAGGCGGTCGCGCGCAGGAACGGCAAGGGCCGCATCGAGGCGGCCGACGTCAAGGGGCTCGCGCTGTGCGAGGACTTCAACCGCGCCATGGTGCGCGGCGGCGTGCGGAGGGCAGCGTGAGCCGCCTCGCCCAGCCACTGCTCGAACACATCGCCGCGCAGCCCGGCGGCGTCGGCCTCACGGCCGAGCTGGCCGCGGCGATGGGACGCAAGCCCAACCTCGTCACCACCGCCGCGCTGATCCTCAAGCGGCGAGGCCTCATCACCGCGCCCGTGCGCGGCCGCTACCACATCACCGAAGCCGGCCGTGCCTGGCTCGCCAGCGGTCGCATCATCGCCAGCGGCCAGGGCCGGCGCCGCTACGAGCGCACCGGCGGGCTGCGCGAGCGCGCCTGGTGGCTGATGCGCGAGATGCGCAAGTTCACCGTCGCCGACCTGCTCACCACGCTGGCCGACGGCAGCGAGCGCGACGCCGCCGGCAACCTGGGCAAGTACCTCACCGAGCTCGCCCGCGTGGGCGTGGTGGTGCGCATGAAGCGGCGCGTGCCGGGTGTGGCCGTGCAGTCGAACGGCCACGTGCTGTGGTGGCTCAAGCACGACCTCGGGCGCATCGCCCCGGTGTGGCGCCAGCGCCACGGCGTGGTGTTCGACCCCAACAGCGGCGCGGTGCTGCCGCGCGTGGAGGAGGGCGCCGATGTCTGACTGGCTCGCCATCCTCAAGGCCGCCATCGCCGCCGAGCCGCGCGGCATCAGCGGCGTGGCGCAGCGCCTGGGTTACAGCCGCCCGGCGGTGAGCCGCGTGCTCGCCGGCAGCTACGGCAACACCGAGCGCCTCGCCGCCGCGGTGCTCGCCACCTTCGCCCGCATCGACTGCCCGCACCTGGGCGCGAGCCTCGCCCCCGACGAGTGCCGCGCGTACGCCACGCGCAGCTATTCGGCCATCAGCGCCGCCGACGTGCCGCACTGGCGCGCCTGCAAGAAGTGCCCCCACAAACCGGAGGAATCATGACCACGACTCAGAATCCCCCCGTTGCCCACGCCGCCGGCCCGCACGCCGTGCCGCTGCGCCTGGTGCATGCCGCCACCGCCGCGCAGGCCGCCGGCGTGCCGGAGCTGGCCGCGCCGCGCGTGTTCAGCGACGAAGTGCTGACGCGCCTGTGCAACCTCAACGCCGCCGTGCGCGGCCTGCGCGCCATGGGCATCCGCGTGCGCGCCACCAATCTGAGCGGCGAGTACGCCGGGGCCGACGAGCCGTCCATCCATATCCACCGCGACCCGGCCTCGAGCATCGCCGCGCTGCTCGACGCCGCCGGCCCGCGTCGCTACGTGCCCCATACGGTCGACGGCGTGGCCATGGCGTCGGTGCGCTGCGCCTACCGCGGCTGCCTGGTGATGTGGGAGGAACGCGCATGACCGCCCGCCCCCGCACGCCGTCATGCCCGCCACCGTGCCCGCGCTGCGCGCCGAGCGTCGCCCGGCGCGACGCACAGATGGCCGAGATCGCCGCCTATGTCGTGCATGTGAGCGAGATCGCCACCGAGCTGTCCGGGCGCCTGGCGGCACTGCTCGCCGCGCACGGCGCCGGCGACCTCGACGCCCTTCGCGCCGAGCTCGACGCGACCGCCGCGCACTTCCACCACCGCACGCGGAGGCTGCACTGATGGCCGCGCACATCGACCCGGCCGCGCCACTACCCGAGCGCATCCTCGCCGCCATCGCGCGCGCCTCCAGCCGCCGCCCGGCGCGCGCCGACGACGTCATCGCCCAGCTCGGCGGCGACGCCGCGGCCACCTGGGCGGCGCTCGAGCAGCTGGTCGCCGAGCGGCGCATCGCCACCGCCCACCTCCATTGGCCGGAGGACGACCCCGAGCCGTGGCTCGCGATCTGGCCGACCGGCGTGCGCGTGCCCTCCGGCACCTGGACGGGCGGCAGCCACAACAGCCTGTTCGTGCGCCACGAGCAGCCGCTGCGCCAGGCGCTGCGCGCGGCCAGCACCCCGCGACCGGCCGCGACCGCGGCGCGCGAAGCGCCGCCCGCACCCGTACCCGTACCCACCGACATCGAGGAGCCCGACATGCCCGAGACCCCCACCGCCCGCGCCGCAGCCGGCGCCCGCCCGTCGAATGTGGACGCAGCCCACGTTCCGACCCACCCCGCCGGCCCGGCCGGCGCCCGTCGCACCCCCGGCGGCCTCGAGGCCGACGTGTGCGCACTGCTCGCCGGCCGCGGCGCCGACGACGCGCTCGCCGTACGCGAGCTCGCCACCCCGCTCGGCGGCTCCGACGAAAACGTGCGCCAGGCCGTGCGCCGCCTGGTCAGGCGCGGCGTGCTCGGCCAGGTCATGCGGAAGGGGCTGAACGGCCACGCCATAGTGGCGTACTACCTCGCCACCCCCGCCGACGACGATGCCGCACCAGCCGCCGGTCAGCACGCCGCACCGGCGGACGCTGCGGCCGCAACTGCGGCCGCGCCCGCCGATCATGTTCCTGGCGCCGCGCAAATGGTCGCCCCGGCTCCCGCCGCCGATCAGACCCGATGCGAGACCGGCGATCCCGTCGCGGGCGTCCTCACCGCCGCGCCCGCCGGCCCCATCCTCGGCGCCGACGACATCGCCGCGCTCGTCCAGGGCCTGGAGCCCGAGCCCGAACAGTCCGCCCCGCACGCCACGTTCGCGCACTCCGCCCGTGCCGCGCAGCCCACACGGGCGCCGTGCCCGAGCGTGGATGACGACCCCGTCGGCGCGCTCGCCTGGATGGCCGCCGCCACCGCTGGCGTCGTGCGCTCGCCGTGCGCACAGCCGGCCGCGGCCGACTCTGCGCCAGCCGCCCGCGCAGAGTTCGCCCTGTGGGACGACGGCCGCCTGACCATCTGCGACGGCGACGACGTGCTGTTGCTCGCCGCCGCCGACACCCGCCGCCTGGCCGCGCTGCTCGGCGTGCCGCTGGAGCTCGCCGCATGAGCCGGACGCACACCCAATCCACCCTCGCCGGGCGCGCCCTCATCGCGCTGCGCGCCGGCCAGATGAGCACCGACGAGCTCGTCGCCCGCTTCGGCGGCGGCATCACGACGGTGCTCACGCGGCTGCGCGGCGAAGGGCTGGTCGATCGCCTCGACGGCCTCGGCCACGACACCCTGTGGCGCCTGACCGACGCCGGCCGCACCGCCTGCCCGCGCCGGCGCGACCCGGTCGAGCCGCCGCGCCTGCCGTACCCGCCCCGTAACGCAAAACAAGGAGTCCACGCAGCATGAGCACCACCACCAACCAACACCCCCCGGTCCCGGCCGGCTACTGGCGCGACGCCAAAGGCCACCTGGTGCCCGAGGCGATGATCAAGCCGATCGATCGCACGCGCGACGAGCTCGTGCGCGACCTGCACACGCGGGCGAAGGCGTTCTCCCAGACGCTCAAGGCGTTCAAGGACGGCCTCTTCGCCGACATCGAGGCGTTCATCGACCTGTCCGCCGAGCAGTACGGCGTCCAGCGCGGCGGGCGCAAGGGCAACGTGACGCTGCTCTCGTTCGACGGCCGCATCAAGATCGTCCGCGCGATGGCCGAGACGATCACCTTCGACGAACGGCTGCAGGCGGCCAAGGCGCTCATCGATGAGTGCTTTTCCGACTGGACCGCCGACGCCCGGCCGGAGATCAAGGCGCTGATCGACCGCGCCTTCGAGGTCGACAAGGAAGGCAACATCCGCACCGGCGCGGTGCTCGCACTGCGCCGCGTGAACATTGAAGACGAGCGCTGGCGCCGCGCGATGGCGGCCATCAACGATGCCGTGCAGGTGGTCGGCAGCAAGGCTTACGTGCGGGTGTACGAGCGCGTCGGCGACTCGGAGCGGTGGGAGCCGGTGCCGCTCGACGTGGCGGGGGTGTGACGATGGATGCCGTGAACCTGCTTGCCGCGCTCCAAGAACATGTTGAGGAGGGGGCACTCCGCCACAACGGGATCTACAGCAACAAAGAGCTCGCCCACATGATCTGGAACGTTCGGACCGAGCTGGAGCGACTTCGCGGCGGATTCGACCTGGTCGCGCACTTGCATCGGCAACGCGCCTTCTCCGAGCGCACGTTCGGCCCTGGCGCGCGCACTGCGGGCGTCATCGACCACATCCGCAAGGAACTGACCGAGATCGAGGCCGCGCCGAACGATCTGTCCGAATGGATCGATGTCGTGCTGCTAGCCCTCGACGGAGCGTGGCGGGCCGGCTTCACGCCCGAGCAGATCGCCGCCGGCATCGCCGCGAAACAGGCGCGCAATGAAACCCGCACTTGGCCCGACTGGCGCACGGCGCCGGCCGACAAGGCCATCGAACACAACTGCCTTTAACCACAGGAGCACCACGCACCATGACCAAAACCGAACTGATCGACGCCATCCACGAGCGCATCGGTACCAGCAAGACCACCATCGCCGCCGTCCTCGCATCGCAGGCCGCGGTGGTCACTTTTAGCCTGTCTCGCCTAGCCCGCGACGAAGTGACGCTGCCCGGCCTGGGCAAGCTGAAGCTGGCCGGCCGCGCCGCGCGCACCGGCCGCAACCCGCAGACCGGCGAAGCGGTCGAGATCGCCGCCCGCAACACGGTGAAGTTCGTGCCCGCCAAGGCGCTGAAGGACGCCGTCAACGAGTGACCGTAACCGCCTGACTCGATGGCCTGCCCGTTACTGCAGCACTACGGGCGGGCCATGTGGCCAGGCGAGTAACGCAACCAGGAGTGATCCAGTCATGACCCCCAGTCAGTGGAAAGAAGTCGAAGAGCGCCTGTCGCACCCGTACGGCCGCGCGGTGCTGCAGGCCGACGGCCATCGCGTCGTCGCCGAGGTGCGCCCGTACAAGGGGCTGCGCTACTGCGTGGCCGTGTTCATCGACGGCGTGATCGACTGGAAGTGGGTGGACGGCAAGCACGCGCCGGCGCGCAAGTTCTGGCGCGAACGCAAGCACTACCTCTACAGCGCCGCCAAGCGCGCCGAGGCCGCGAAACAGGCGAAAAAGCGCGGCATGTCCGCCGGCCTGCGCCAGTGGTGGGCCGACCAGGCCGAGGCCCACTTCATCCAGTTCGACCCGCTGTGGCCGAACGCGAAGGCCCTGTGCCGCCACCTGCGCAAGACGTGCGCCGAGGTGAGCGTGGTCGAGGAGTCCGCCGGCCTGCTGTGCGAGGCGTCGTGATCATGCCCAGCGCCCCGCTTGCCACCGCCATCGCCGCGCGCCGGCGCGCGATCTTCGCCGAGTGCCGCACTGCCGGCCTCGACGACGACGCGCGCCGCTACCTGGTCGCGCAGCTCACCGGCCGCAAGAGCCTGGCCGACTGCACCCCCGGCGAGCTCTCGCAGGTGCTCGATCACTTGAAGCGCCGCAACGGCACCCACCGCGCGCAGCGCGCGAGCAACGAATGGTCCTTCGTGTTCGCCGCCGCCCCCGAGCGCCAGGCGCTCTTGAAGAAGATCTACCGCCTCGCGCAACGCATCGGCGCGCTGCAGGCGCCGCCCGTGCCGGTCATGCCCAAGCACTACATCGAAGGCGTGACCGCGCAGATGCGCGGCACCACCGCGCCGCTCGAGTTCTGCGACCCCGGGCAGCTCACCAAGGTCGTGCAGGCGCTTGCCGTGCATGTCGAGCGCCATGGAGGATAGCCCGATGAGCGACAAGCCCGTCATCACCAACCCGCACGTCTCGAGCGTGCACGCGGCGGTGCTGAGCAAGAAGATCGCCGCCGCGCACACCCCCAGGGAGCTCGAGGCCGCCGCGGCCGAGCACAGCCCGTATCTCGTCGGCAACGACAAGGAAAACCTGCGCCAGGAATACCGTCACCGCCTCGCGCAAGTGGGGCACCGCGCATGACGCGCCCGCGGCTTCCGCTGCCCGAGGAGCATCTGCCGAAGTCGGTCGCCGAGCTGGTGCGCGTGGTCGGCCTGGCGGCTGCGCTGGCGATCGTCGAGGAGCGCGGCGGCACGCGCCTGTATGTGCCGACCGAGGCCACGCCGGAGCACTGGCTCGCCGCGCTGATCGGCATGGAAGCCTTCGCCGCGCTGGTGGACTACGCCGCCGGCGACGAGCTGGATATCGCGCGCTGCGTCGCGGCACTGCGCGCGGCGCAGGAGCTGCAGATCGCGCTCGACGCCGAGGCCGGCATGAGCCAGTCGCAGCTCGCGCTCAAGCACCGCTACACCGAGCGCGGCATCCGCAAGGTGCTGCGCCGCGTGGCCGTGCGGGTCGATGCGCGGCAGCAGGCGCTGTTTTAGAGCCTTGACGATGGCAACGTGTTTGGTTCACAGTATCCGGGCTGCCGCATCAACGGCAGCACGGGCTTGGCAGCCCGGAACTCAAAGGCGCACAGCGCCGCTTACCCGTTCGGGGGCGGTTTTTTTGTGCGTGCTCGGCATCTCGACCGAGGCCGCGCGCCACCGCATCAAGCGCGCGGCCGAGCTGGGCCTGGTCGATTACGAGCCCAACCCGCGCCTGGCCGCCGCCGGCAAGAAGGGGCACGCCGCCCGCTACCTCGGGAGCGCCGCATGAGCCAGGTCGAGGACTTGTCGCAGGAGTTCCTACTCGCGCGCTTCATCCGCGAGAACCGCGGCCGGCAAACGCCGGAACTGCTCCAGGCGCTCGATAAGCTGGCCACGATCGTGCAGGAAGAGCAGGCCTATGAAGCGCGCTACAGCCTGAGTGGCAGCGAGTTCGTCGCGATCGTGCAACTGTTGCACAACGTGGGAGTTCAGCGGCGGCCCGCACACGACGGGCGCGACCCACAGGACGGCCTCGGGCCGTCCGCTGCAACGACGGGTTCGGCTTCTGGTGCCGAAGCGAAGGGACGTTGACATGCTTGCATTGAGCATCCGCCAGCCGTGGGCCAGCCTGATCCTGAAGGCGGGCAAGAACATCGAGAACCGCGACTGGCCCACCAAGTACCGCGGGCGCATCCTGATCCACGCGGCCAAGGGCATGACCCGCGCCGAGCACGAGGACGCCATCGCGTTTGCGGTGGATGCGATCAAGGCAGACCCCCGCAACGTTGGCGCGGCGCGCAAGGTGACGTTGCGTGACCTGGGATTTGCCTTCGAGGACTTGCCGCGCGGCGGCATTGTCGGGAGCGTGGAAATCGTGGGGTGCGTGACCGACAGCGCATCGCCGTGGTTCGTGGGGCGCTACGGCTTCATGCTGCGCGACCCGCAGCCGCTGCCGTTCGTGCCGTACCGCGGGCAGCTCGGATTCTTCGACGTGCCCGCCGAAGCGCTTGCACCGGTGGCCGCGTGAAGCCGAACTACTCGCTCGAGCTGCACCTGCTGCGTGCGCGCGTGGCGGGGCTCGACGGCTACGACGCGTAGCCCTCGACCCGAGCAAGCCCCGCCCTCGCGCGGGGCTTGCGCCCAAACGCCCCGCCGCGCTACCGTATAGCACCGTCCGCACCCCGCCTCCGCGGAACCCGTTCCCCCGTAACACGTCCCGCCCCGCCCGCTTAAGCTCGCCCCATCGTCATCCCGATGAGGCGCGCGATGAGCGGCAGCAAACTCCCCACCGTCACCGACTGGAGCCCGTATCCGAACTTTTCGGAAGCGGAGTTCCGCTGCAAGCACACCGGCCGCTGCGCCATGCATCCGGCCTTCATGGCGCGGCTGCAGGCGATCCGCGCCGAGTACGGCCGCCCGATGGTCATCAGCAGCGGCTACCGCGACCCGTCCCACCCGATCGAGGCGAAGAAGAGCAGCCCCGGCGAGCACACGCTCGGCACCTGCTGCGACGTCGCGGTGTCCGGCGCCGACGCGCTGCGGCTCGTCGAGATCGCGCTCAAGCACGGCATCACCCGCATCGGGGTGAGCCAGAAAGGCGCCTCGCGCTTCCTGCACCTGGGGATCGGCGGGGGCAACCTGCCGGCGCCGATGATCTGGAGCTACTGAGCATGCGCGCATGGGCAAAGCACTTCGTCGTGCCGGCCTGCGGCTTCGTCTGTCTGTTGGTGCTCGTGCTGGCCGGCTGCGCGGTCGGGGCCGTCTCGAGCCCGGCGCTGCAGGTCGCCGCGCACCTGGCCGCGCTCGAGCGCTCGCACGCCGAGGCGCGCGCGATCTACCACGCGCACATCGACGACGTGCCCGCCGCGCGCCGCGCCGAGATCGAGCGCGCGTGGGCGCTGGTCGATGGGCTGGCGACGCGGCTCGCCGTCGATGACGTAGCCGAGCTCCTCGCGCAGCCGCTCGCGGCGCGCGCGCTCGCCGGCCTGGCCGGAGCGGCCTGGCAGGTGCTGCGCGCCGAGGCGCGGCGGCTGATCGAGGCCGGCGCGATCGAGCCGCTCCAGGCGGCGCGGCTCGTCGAGATGGATCGGCGCGTGGCCGCGCTCGATGTGGCGATGGCGCAGCTCGCGGCCGAGCAGGCCGGCGGGCGCCTCGAGCTGCTCGCGGTCGCGCGCGATCTCGCGCCGCTGGTGGCGCTGGTGGCGAGGACGGTGCGATGAGCGCGGCGCACACGCTCGAGCTGCCGGCCTATTGCGAGGCGCGCGGGCCGTTCTCCGAGCTGCTGCTCGCGCCGCAGCGCCCCGGCTGGTGGCGGCTCGATGTGCCGTTCATGTACGAGCTGCCGGCCGCGCTCGGCTACCCGGCCGACGAGATCGTCGTCGTGCCGGCCGGCTTCGAGTGCGACCTCGATTCCGTGCCGCGCCTGCCGCTCGCCTACTGGCTCGCCAAGGGGCGCACCGTCGCGGCCGCCGTGGTGCACGACTGGCTCTACAAATCCGGCCGGCTCTATCGCGGCGGGCCGCGGGTCACGCGCGCCGCGGCCGACCGCATCTTCCTGGCGGCGATGCGCGACGAAGGCGTCGCGTGGCGTCACCGCGTGCTGATCTACGCTGCGGTGCGCGTCGCCGGCTGGCTGCCCTGGCGCCGGTATCGGTGCGCGCAGGTGCACGCATGAGCGGGGCGGCCATCGACTGGAGCGCCTGGCAGGTCGGGCTGATCGCCGTGCAGATGGCTGCCGCCGCGGCGGCGGTCGTCTACACCTGGTGGGCCAACCGCAACAAGGCCATCGCCGCCGACCTGGCCGCGCTCGAGCGACGCGTCGCCAGGCTCGAGCAGGACATGCAGCACCAGCCCGGCCGCGAGGAGTTCGGCCGGCTCTCCGAGCGGCTCGCGCTACTGCACGCCGACCTCAAAGGGGTGATCGGCTCGGTCAATGGCATGCAGCGTGCGGTGGATCTGATGAATCAACACCTCCTCGAGCGGAGCAGCAAATGAGCAAGACCTATCGTGACCTGGTGGCCGGCGCCACCGCGGCGGACCTGCGGCTGGTGATCCTGCGCCTGCTCGCCGAGGACCCCGACTACCGCATCAACTCGAGCATCCTGCAACAAGGGCTGGACGTGTTCGGCCACAACGTCTCGCGCGACAAGCTGCACACCGAGCTCGCGTGGCTCGCCGAGCAGGAGCTGGTCAAGTGCGAGTCGATCACGTCGATCCTCGTGGTGAGCCTCACGCCGCGCGGCCTCGACGTCGCCCAGGGGCGCGCCGTGGCGCCGGGGGTGAAGCGGCCCGGGCCGGGGGAGTGACATGGCGCGCGCGAGCTCCATCGAGCAGTTGCCGCCCGACATCCTCGAGCAGTTGCAGGCGCTGTTGCGCGACCCGCGCATCGCGCAGCTCGAGGCGACCGCGCGCATCAATGCCATCCTCGCCGAGCGCGGCGAGTCGCCGGTGTCCAAGAGCGCCGTCAACCGCTACGACCTCAAGATGCGCGAGGTCGGCGAGCGGCTGCGCCAGTCGCGCGCGGTGGCCGAGATGTGGATCGGCAAGCTCGGCGCCGCGCCGCAGGGGCAGATCGGGCACCTGATCAACGAGATCCTGCGCACGCTCGCCTTCGACATGACGCTGCAGCTTCAGGACGACGCGCAGCTCGCCGTCGACGCCGAGGCGCGCGCCGGCGTGATCGGCATGCTCAAGGAACTGTCGCTGACCACGCAGCGCCTGGAGAAGGCCGCGAGCGAGAACGTCAAGCGCGAAGCCGAGATCCGCAAGCAGGCCGCCGAGGCCGTCGAGAAGTCGCTCGCCAGCGCCGGCATGAGCCGCAGGTCGATCGACAGCATCAAGCGCGAAATCCTGGAGATTGTGTGATGGGCAGCGTCTATCTGTCAGCACGCCGGCCGCTGATGAGCGCGCGCGCCACGCCCATCAGCGGCACGCCCAGCAAGGCCAGCGCCACCGAGATCGGGCCATCGGACAAGGCCACCGCCGCCGCTCCGAGCACCGAGCCCACCGACACCGTAAAGCCCATCCACTGCCCGCGGCGCTCGAAGGCGCGGCAGGCGGCGTCGTCGTCGATTTCGGCCTGCAAGGCGCTGCGCTCCGCGCTTACGCGGTGGGCGTGCTCGCTCTCGGCCAGCGCCAGAATGCGTTCGGCCGCGCCGGGCACGATGGTCTCGAACTGTTCGAGCGCGGCGGGCGGGGGCAGCGGGCCGCTCCAGTGGGCGGCAGTGATCGATGCGGGTTTTTGCGCAGGCTCAGCGCGTCGAGCGGGCTTTTTCACGCTCGATGCCACGGCGCAGATCCTCTCCGACATGATTCCAGTCGCTGCGCAGGGCTTCGAGCTCGGAAGCGTGGGGATAGCCTTTGATGCGGTGCCGGCACGGCGGGCCGAACACGAACGCCGGCGCCGCCAACCCGTCGAGGAAGGCGTTCCAGAAGCTGCGGCGCGCGTTTTGAGGGGTGCTCATGGGGCACATGGTAACGGAACCTGTGACGGCTTGACAACCAGCGCGGTGCGTTGGTTGCGCTTGTGCGGCGGACGTTTTGCGCCTCAACGGATGGCGCCGGCATGAGCGCGCCGCCCCTCTCCGTCCTGCTGCCGTATCAAAAGGCCTGGGTCGCCGACGCCGCGCCGCTCAAGATCGCCGAGAAGAGCCGCCGCACCGGCCTCACCTGGGCCGAAGCGGCCGACGCGGTGCTGTCGGCCAGTGCCGCCAAGTCCGCCGGCGGCACCAACCATTTCTACGTCGGCAGCAACAAGGATATGGCGATCGAGTTCATCGACGCCTGCGCGATGTGGGCGCGCGCCTTCAACCGCGCCGCCTCCGAGATCGAGGAGGCGATCATCGCCGACGAGGATCGCGACATCCTCACCTTCAACGTCCGCTTCAACTCGGGCTTCAAGATCCAGGCCTTGTCGAGCCGCCCGTCGAACATGCGCGGCCGCCAGGGCAACGTCACGATCGACGAGGCGGCCTTCCACGAGCAGCTCGCCGAGGTGCTCAAGGCGGCGCTCGCGCTCACGATGTGGGGCGCCAAGGTGCGGCTCATCAGCACCCACAACGGCGCCGAGAACCTCTTCAACGACCTGATCCAGGACAGCCGCGCGGGCAAGAAGCGCTACAGCGTGCACCGCATCACGCTCGACGACGCCTGCCGCGACGGCCTCTACCAGCGCATCTGCCAGGTGCGCGGCCAGCCGTGGAGCCAGGCCGCCGAAGACCAGTGGAAGGAGAACCTGCTCTCCGACACCGCCACCCGCGAGGACGCGCTCGAGGAGTACTACTGCGTGCCCAAGTCCGGCGGCGGCGCGTATCTCGCGCGCGCGCTGATCGAGGCGCGCATGGTGGAAGCGCAGGTCGAGCGCTTCGAGGGCTCGGCCGAGTTCAACGCCTGGCCCGAGCACCTGCGCGAAGCGGAAGTGCGCGACTGGTGCGAGACGCATCTCAAGCCGCTACTCGTCCAGCTCAACGCCTCGACGCCGCACGCCTTCGGCGAGGACTTCGGGCGCTCGGGCGACTTGACCGTGATCGCGCCGATCACGATCGAGCAGGACCTCAAGCGCCGCGTGCCGTTCCTGGTGGAGCTGCGCAACGTGCCGTTCAAGCAGCAGGAGCAGGTGCTGAACTACATCGTCGACCGCCTGCCGCGCCTCGCGGCCGGTGCGCTGGACGCGCGCGGCAACGGCCAGTATCTCGCCGAGCAGACCGCCTACCGGTATGGGGCCGGGCGCATCGAGTGCGTGATGCTCTCGCAGGCCTGGTACCTCGAGCACATGCCCAAGCTCAAGGCCGCCTTCGAGGATGACCGCATCAGCGTGCCGCGCGATCGCGACGTCGCCGACGATTTGCGCGCGATCCAGGTGATCCGCGGCATCCCGCGCCTGCCCGAGGGCAAGACCGGCGACGCCAAGGCGCGCCACGGCGACGCGGCGATCGCGATCGCGCTGGCGTACTACGCGGCGCAGATGGACACGGTCGAGATCGACTTCACGCCGGCGCCCAAGGCCGGGGCGTTCTCCGCGAGCGGCGCCGGCGACGATGACGACGACAACCACGACGACGGATTTGGAGCGGGCGCATGGTAGGCCTCAAGACACTGATCAAGCGCCTGTGGGGCGAGGGTGACAACGCCGGCGCGCAGGCGCTCGACGCGCAGCAAAGCGACAGCGACGCCCGCATCGGGCAGTTGCAGCGCGAGTTCGCCGAGCACCCCGGCCGCGGCCTCACCCCGAAAAAGCTCTACGACATCCTCGAGGCCGCCGAGCAGGGCGACCTGCGCGCGCAGCACGAGCTCTTCGAGGACATGGAGGAAAAGGACCCGCAGATCGCCGCCGATCTCGCCAAGCGGCGCCAGCTCGCCGCCGAGCGCGAGTGGCAGATCGTGCCGCCGGACAACCCCTCCGCGGCCGAGCGGCGCGCCACCGAGCACGCCATCGAGGTGTTCTCCGGCCTCGAGGTCGAGGACCTCATCCTCGACCTGGGCAGTGCGATCGGCCACGGCTGGGCGCTGCTCGAGCTGCCGTGGGCGCGCGACGGCGCGCAGCGCTTCGTCGAGCAGCCGCAGTTCCGCCCGCACGCGTGGTTCCGCCTGCACCCGGAGCGCCAGGACGAGCTGCGCCTGCGCGATGCGAGCCACGCGGGCGCCGAGCTGTGGCCGCTCGGCTGGGTGCAGCACCGCCACCGCGCCAAGGCCGGCTACGTCGCGCGCGCGGGCCTGCACCGCGTGCTCGCGTGGCCGTACCTGTTCCAGAACTACGCGCTGGGCGACCTCGCGAAGCTGCTCGAGCTCTACGGCCTGCCCGCGCGCATCGGCACGTACCCGAAGAACGCCACCGACAAGGAAAAGGCCACCTTGCTGCGCGCGGTCACCAGCCTCGGCCACAACGCCGCCGGCATCATCCCGGAGGGCATGGCGATCGAGTTCATGGAGGCCGCCGGCAAGTCCGCCGGCGCCGACATGTTCATGGTCATGCTGCGCTGGTGCGAGGCGGCCAAGTCGCGCGCCATCCTCGGCGGCACGCTCACCAGCGGCACCAGCGGCGACAGCAACACCAACGCGCTCGGCAACGTGCACGAGCGCAGCCAGACGAGCCTCATCCGCTCGGACGCCCGCCAGTACGCCGGCACCATCAATCGCGACATCCTGTGGCCGATGGCTGCGCTCAATTTCGGCATCACCGACCGCCGCCGCGCGCCGCGCTTTTACCTCGACACCGGCGAGACGGCCGACCTCGCGCACCTGGCCAAGACGCTGCCGACCTTCGTCGACATGGGCATGCACATCCCGGTGTGGTGGTCTCATGAGAAAAGCGGCATCCCCGAGGCGACCGAAGAAGAGATCGCCGCGGGCCGCGTGCTGCAACCGCGCACCGGCGCGCAGCCCTTCGGTGCGCTCAAGGGGGCTCGTGCCCAGGCCATCGCCGCGCTGCGCGCCCGCGCGCCCGCACCCGGCGCCGACCCGGTCGATGCCATCGTCCCGGCGCTCGGGCGCGACGCCCAGCCGCAGGTCGACGGCTGGCTCGACCAGGTCGAGCGCCTGCTCGCCGCCGAGCCCGATCTCACCCCGACCGAGCTGCAATCGCGCCTGCTGGATCTGTACGGGGGGCTACCCACCGACGAGCTGGTCGAGATCATGAGCCAGGCCTACGTGCTCGCCACGCTACGCGGCATGAGCGAGGTGAGCGATGGCCGGTAGCGTCGGCGCCGCGCTCAACCTTCCCTTCGCCGAGCAGATCGAGTTCTTCCGCCGCAAGCTGAACCTGTCCACCGAGCGCTGGGACGATATCCGGCGCGCCGCCCACGACCGCGCCTTCGTCGTCGCCGGCGCGATGAAGGCGGACCTGGTCAATGACCTGCGCGGCGCGGTCGCGCCCCTGCAGCGCACCACCCAGCGCGAGTTCGACAAAGCGTTTCGCGACATCGTCCAGGCCCA